TTAACCTAACAATCAACACTCGTAAAATCCACGCTCCAAATCGATCCATAGTTCATCAAAAGACTTATACACAAAATGCTCTCCATGTTTACTGAGAGCCTTCTTTATTTTCTCATAAAGTTCATAGTAATATTTCTCACCATGACTCCACGCCTGACGCAACGCACTAATACAGTTCACTTTCGTATTCTCCAGTGCATCACCATCTTTGGAAACCCAATTCAATTGGCCTTCCACACTATCCTTATTTAATGCCGCAGTATAGTGTCCATGTTTTCTTGGATGCGGCAACCATTCGTGTTTTAAGAAAGTAGACTTTCTTATATCACACCATGGCTCTATATCTTCTGGCATATTTTTATGCACGTCCGTATATTCCATACTATGAGCTTTAAAGAACTCATGCAAAGTCTTAACATTATACTTATCTATAACTTCTTCATTCACACCATTGTTCCCATCATCACCATACGTAAACAAATACACATACATATAATATTCCACAAACGTCCGATAACCCGTCAACCACAACCACGCAATTCTATGATATATACTATTACCAGCTGAGTTGAAATTAGCCGTAAATATAGAACCAGACACAATACCACAAAACACCTGATACAGAAGATCGAAACATAAATGCACTGAGTTAATTAATTCCTCAGCCATAATTTTAATTATGTTCAAATGTTCCTCAGATGCACCGTAGTGTTCATACCACGCATAAATGCCCTCAAATACCGCACGCGCAACAGCGGATTGGTATCGAGGGCCAAACTTTCCATGATCTCCCGCTACATGACACCTTCCAACTCGCTCACTATCGCGCAGTAATTCAGTCCATTCATTCGAATAGACATTCATACCAATACGATGTTCAGCTCCTCTTCTATGTGTAACATGTGCAAGAATCCAATCACCCATATACTGCCTAGATTGTATAGTAAACTGTACTGGGGACATGGAAAATATACGGGTCCCACCTTTCTTCTTACATTTTCGCTCGGGTAGAGTTTCATCTTTCAGACAATCGGTAAACACCGTAAATGGTTTAATCCCACGTTTTCGCATCGCCGCATTCACATCCAATAAGTTTCGCAACTCCGGTCTCAATTCATAATGTATTACTTCACCAGCTGCATCTCTTTGTATGACAGGAAATAACCATCCCTTACCACGCGAACCTTTCGGACGCATGGAGGACAATGGAAACCCTTCACTCGTATCAAGAGGCATAGCTTCAATACCCAAAATCGAATTACCAAAAATTGCTTCCTTTTCGGACCAAATACTCACAGGACGCTTGGGCGGACATTTAGCAATTATCAAATCAGAATAGTCTCTACCAGCCAGATCAACCAAATCCTGCGGAAAAGCAATCG